AGGCAGGAAAGTAGAAGGGCAAATTTGTCCACCTACTATTGAGCAAGCAGCTTCGATGCTGAGCGTAAGTTCCGGCAGCGTTAAGAGTGCCAAGCAAGTCTTGGAGCATGGCTCGAAAGAGATCATCGAGGCAGTTGAGCAAGGCCAGTTGCCAGTTTCGTTCACAGCCAAGGTAGTCACAGAGGAACCGGACAAGCGAACCCAAACGCAACTGCTCAAGAGCGGTGGCAAAGCGGCATTGAAAGAGCACATAACCGAACCAAGCCCATACGTCGATGACAAAGACGAAAAAGCTGAATCGGCGGTTGGAGCGTTTAAAAAGCTTTGGGCCAAGTGGGACGATGTTCAAAGAACTGCGGTTCGTGTGTGGCTTGATGAGCATTACCTAGACGGCTAAAAGCTAAGCGAAAGGGATATCATGGCAGGTGATTGGATCAAGTTCGAGATCGCAACCAGCGACAAGCCGGAAGTCTGGGCCATTGCCGAAAGCCTTGGCATCGATGCTGATGCTGTCGTCGGCAAGTTGCTTCGGATCTGGTCTTGGTTCGATCAACAGACTCAAGAAGGTAACGCAGTTGGTAACGGTGCTAGCGTTACCTCTAGCGTTACCAGAGCGTTGCTAAATCGTAGGGTCAGCGTTAGCGGTTTCTGCGAAGCGATGATCGAAGTCGGCTGGATGCTCGATGACGGGCAGAACTTGACGCTCCCGAAATTCGATCGCCACAACGGAAAAACAGCAAAATCACGGGCTTTAACCGCAAAAAGGGTTGCAACCCACAAGGCGAAAAGTAACGCTACTAGCGTTACCTCTAGCGTTAGCAGTGCGTTACCTAGAGAAGAGAAGAGAAGAGAAGAGTATTTATCTCTCTCTCTCCCGGCTGACGATCCGAATCGACTGATCGGAAAAGACGTCATCGTGCCGGACTACATGCGGGAGTGGTTCATTCGCTGGCTAGATTGGCGTTGGCAGGACTCTGGCAAGAAGCCACCGGCAACGCTTCAGCAAACCTGGATCATGGAACTCCATTCCAGGGGCCAGGAAAAAGCGATCGCGGATCTGCAGTTCTCGATCAGCAAGCAGGCCAAGAACCTGCTGAAAGTCGAAAATGACTTCGACAAGATCGCTAAGGCGAAGATCGACCAAGCTACCAAGCCAACGGGCAAGGAAACACCAGCAGAGGCAATGAAACGGATGTTCGGAGGTGCAACATGAGCCCAGAAGAGAACCGGCTATTCTTCCAAGAGATCGCGTTCATCCATTTTCCGGCGTTGGCAACTTGGATGAAATCGGCATCGATCGACCCGGTTAAGACAGTTGACGCTTGGCAGTTGACGCTGCGGGACATTACGACCGAAGAAGCGATCAGCGTTGTTTACCGATGGTCAAAAGACGAACTACCTCGGCCAGCGTATTTAGAGCTTTGCGACTTTGCCTTACACCTTCGCGGCGTGGTCTTCAAGGATCGGGCCGACAGACGCAAAGCAGCAGCGATGGATATGATTCGTGACCGAGAGGAAACGCCCAAAGAATACAGCAGGGTTAGTTGGAGAATCTACACCCAGAGAGCATTGGACCTAGGTGCTAGACGTAAAGCAAATGAAATCACCGAGGGGCAGTTTCAAGCGGAACTAAAGCAGATCCTCGAAGACCACGACAGAGCATACAAGCAAACTAGGTACGCAAATGGATGAGACGCAAAGACAGTTGGCGATTTACCGCGACAAGTACCTCGCATCGAATCACCGCATCGAACGGCTCGAAGCCCAGCTTGGCGAAGCACTCGAAGAACTCACGGCAACGCGATCATTCCTGCGGGACCTGAGGCGCGAAAGCGATCGGCTGACCAAGCGGTTAAGCGTTGCACAGGGAAATGCATCTTGGTATCGTGCCAAGTTGCTCAGTTTCGTAACCTCGAAGTGGATAGCACAGGAGAAAAGAAAAGATGGAATTTAGAATCGGTGATAAAATTAGGTTTAAGCATGACGCAAGCGAGATAGCCGTTCTTGTGGTTCGAGCGACGCTAGGGCATGCTGGATTGTTGTGCGTTAGCGAATGCGGAAAAAGGGTCGCTTGGGCGCAACCTGAAGAAGTGGATTTGGATCACAGGCCTGGACCAGCGGCGAATGAGGAAATACAAAAAGCAATCCGCGAAGTATTGCTCAGCGATGAGTTTCTAGCGGCGTTCGCGGCGGCATGGTTGAAAACACCAATACTGCATGAGAGTGAATTGAATTTAACAGTGGCAGACGAGACGCGACCGTATAAAAGTTGGAATGAAATCATCAAGGAAGCATTTCAGCCAATCACAACAGCGGAAGTAATCTCGGATGCTACGCTTGAACCAATCACAGGGAGCGAAAGCGAAGCGTACTATTTGAACAAATTAAAAAACGGAGAATCGAATTGATGTACCAGATTCGTGCCAGCAAGTTTAACCACCCCGAGCAAACCGAAGGCCAGCACACGAACGGGCCACCAAATATATTTCTTCGGGTGGACAATGGGCCTTGGTTAATTGTTGATGGGTTTCGGTCTATTTCAAAAACTGAATCGTCCATTAAAAAACTTGGTTTCGGTTCATTCGTCAAACAACACTGTCAACCAATAAAGGATCTAGCATGAGTGACGCAATTAACAAACCAGCACATTACAACCAGGGATCGATAGAGTGCATCGACGCGATGCAGATCGTATTGACTCCCGAAGAATATCGCGGATTCCTCAAGGGCAATGCGATAAAGTATCTTTGGCGAGAGGAAAACAAAGGTGGCATCGAGGATCTACGCAAAGCCAAGTGGTATCTTGATCGATTGATTGAGCATTGCGACGAATCGCTGCTTGACGCAAATAAACCAGCGAAACCACCAAATGAGCAACCACAATTGCCCGACGGATGGCGATGGCTTGAAGTTGGCGAAACATTGCGACGCGGAGATACGACCAACACAATCGATGAAATACCGGTAGATTGGATCGGGATCAAATGTGCCGTCAAGCATAACCTGCTCCGTCGCAACAAGTTCGAGGTTGGCGAAAGGGTGGTGCGGGATTTTAGTAAATGTGTTTATGAAATAACTGCTATTCTGGACACGGGGTGTTATGAAATACAAACTCCAAGTGGTTGTTACATTCGTCTTTACGCAAAAGACCTTGCCCCCTACATCGAGGAAACAACGTGATAACATTCATGGTCGATGGCCAGCCTATCGCACAGCCACGGGCCAGGATCACAACGCGGGGCAAGTTCGCGCATGCTTACACACCCAAGGATCATCCGATCCATGCGTATCGGCAAGCAATCCAGTTGCAAGCTAAGGCGGCGATGGCTGGACGATCGCCAATCGAGGGGCCGATCTGCATCGAGGTCGTGTTTAGCTTCCAGCGTCCAAAGAGCCACACGAAGAAACAGCGTGAACAGGTCGCTCATTGTCAGAAGCCCGACACAACGAATCTACTCAAGGGACTTGAGGATGCCTTGAACGGAATCTGTTGGCTCGATGATTCGCAGATATGTCAGATCGATTCAGTTCAAAAGCAGTGGTCCGACGATGGCGGTTGGACGAGGATCACGATCACGGAGGCTACATGACCGACCGCTACGCTCGATGCCGAAACAATTCCAAGTCTGCTGTCGGTTATGACTACGACTACCAAGAGACTCCTTGCACGCTGCCAACTTCAGCCCGGCCAGGATCGCTTGAGAAAATCGCGGTCCTGATCGAGCGGCTAGAGAAGGGCGAAAGCCTGCACCACCCCGACGACAATAAACAAACCGCAAGCCATGAGGATTGCATCAAGGCTCGTGACTACTGCATGAGAATTTCCAAAAAGATTCCCAACTGTAATTGACTCGATTCAACCCTCGGTTCCACAATAGGGGCGGAGGGTTGAAATATGAAACTTGACGGACTTTTGAAATCAAAAAGATTCTGGGCGGCTGCTGCTGTTGTGGCAGTTGTCGTACTCAAGGACAAAGTGCCGCTAACGGAACAGCAGATCCAAGAATTGGTCTTGGCTGTTGGGGCTTGGATTGTGGGCGAATCGATCAGGCCGGTTGACGGTGGCAAGGTGGCAGCATGATCCTCAAGGGCATCAGGGCAGTAGCCACATGGCGTAGAGACGCCAAACGACATTACAACGCGGCCAACGGTGACACCGAGGCGGCGAAGAAAGCTTACGAAGAGGATCTGAAGCTCAGGTCCATCGATCCCATGACAATCATGGTTCTGATTCAACTGGCCTTGAAGATCTGGAAGTGGGCCAAGGACAATGGCTATCTGACCTCGATGCCGGAAGAACGGCTAGCGGCTGAACCTTCGACAGATGCGTTGATGGTCGGTATCAACGACGATTGAAACACAGCCTTGCCAACCCGATCACAACCGAGTGCCCTTAGCGTCGGCGATTGGCAAGGCTTGAAACGGAGCGACGATGGACGAGACTAAACAGAACTGGGTTCCTTGGTTTATCGCTGCTGGAGCGGTGTTTCTTTTAATACGAAACCAACAGCCAGGACAAGACACCTCCAAGCCTGCGATTACGGCGGTAGTTCGTACCACACTACCGACAATTCGTGAGGCTTACAGATCGGCATTTCTTGAGGCGGCTAAAAAGATTGAGGATGGGTCGATCAAGGATCAAGAGCAATGGACACGGTTCATAGAGGACAACGCGGGAACGAAACGCAGGGAGGCACTGGACAAGGTTTACAAAGCCATTGACGAGTTAGACCTACCGGCATCATTTGTTGGTAAGGAATCCGAGATCGCCAAGGTCAACCGACAAATCGCGGAGGCTTGGTAGATGAGTGACTTCACCGGCTACGATCCAACCATCGAGAACCGCGACGAGATCGCCAACACAGCGACTCCGATGCTGTTTACCATGCGGGATTTTCAGGCACCTGAGTTTATCGATCCTCGTCCACTTTGCAGGCATGACAAGCAAGGGAACATGGGGGCTTGCCAAGGGTTTAGCCTGACGAATTGCGGCGAATATCTTTGGGCGTTGCATACGGGGTCCATGAGTAACGATCGTCAGTTCTCGCAGTTATTTGCTTACCTTGAGTCGCAGCGGTTGGACAATCTTTTAGGCCGTGACGCAGGATCGACGATCAACAGCGGCGTGAAGATTGCCAAGGACGTTGGGTTCCTGATGGAATCGGAGTTGGCGTATCGGACACCATACCCAGCAAACGCTCGATCGCTTGTAAATGACTCGATGCGTACCAAGGCCAAAGAGTTCCAGATTCGATCGCACACTTGGCTAGAATCTTACGATGCGATTTTTCAGTATCTCGCATCGGGCTCAGGTGCAGTTCATACCGGAACGCTTTGGAATGACTCTTTTTACAGTCAATCGGGCGTCTTGGAGTCGGTCAGCCTACGCAATGGCTCAGGACATGCGACAGCGTGGCTAGGTTACTCAAAACGCAAAGACTCCAAGGGCAGAAACTACATTTGGCGGTTGAACAGCCACCAAGACTCATGGACTGAGATCGCCCCCTCGGTTATCGATGCTTTGTGCCGTCACCAATGGACATCCATCGTAGGCATTAGCGATCTTACAACCCCAGGTCCAAGGAAGGTCCGTTGGACGGAAGCGAGGCCATTAGGATGATCGCAGGCATCTTAATTGCAATCTTGCTGGCAATCATTGTGGCTATCGGTGGCGACGGCGGCAGGGGACCAACATTGTGAAAAACGGAGTGCCAATGATGATTTTCAGTTGCCTGGTCTTGGTTTGGATGTTTGGCGGCCAGCCTACGGAAAAGGTCGAGCCGATCCCTACCGATGGGCTGATTGAGGCTATGCAGCCACTAAGCAAAACACTGATAAAAAGCGATGCTGACGAAACTGATTTCGTGAGCATGGACCATATTGCTGAGAACGGGAAAAAGCCAGACCCACCGCAACCAATCCCAATCAACAAGCCAGCTAAAAAAGAAATCGTGATCTTTACGAGACGAAACTGCCCACCATGCGATCGGTGGAAGCGAATCGAGCAACCTAAGTTCGAGCGTGCTGGATGGACCGTTGCCTATTGCACCGATCACAATTTTGCGTTGACACCGCATTTTATTTTGGAGGTCAACGGCAGGGCTTACGAAAACAAAGGTTATCTTCCATTTGACAAGATCGACGAGGTGATTAAGTGATATTCGCACAGCTAGGCCAGGACTCTTTGGTGGTGATAATTGGAATGGCCGTTTGCGGTGCGCTTACCTCGGCCAATGTTTACCAATACCTTCAGTTCGTCGACGAGAAAAAGACAACCAGAGCAGACCTGCAAGAGTG